TTTTTTAATACAAAGTGAGCTTGGAATGTTGCATCTGGTGGATTACTAGAATCTAAATTAAAACTACCATCTTTAATTTCTATACCATTTGCTCTACCAATATCAGTTGTGTTTGCTTTAAGACTTGCACTTGTACCAGATGTACTTGTAACAGTTACAGTAGGTAATTTAGAATAACCATTACCACCATCAGTTACTTTTACTTTTCTGATTGATGTAGCTTCTGCAAGTGTACTAAATGTATCTTCTTCTAAAGCAAATAAATTATTGTTTGTAAATTCATCTGCAGTTTCTTGTACTGTATCTGTTAATAAATTATGACCAGCATTTGCTGTACCATTTGTACTATCTAATAATAATTTATTAACAGAGTTACCTTTTATTACATGAGGTACACCTGTTGTAGGTGCAGTATCGAATGTTAATGTTGTACCACTTATACTCCATACAGTATCTCCAGCAGTATCTGTTGAATTTAATAATACACCATCACGATAAATTCTAATGTCATCTGTGTTTGCATTTAATGATGTAAGAGTAAATACTTTTGTTGATGAATCTGGTGTAATATCTTCTTGAATTAAATTACCATCTTCTAAAATAATTTCAAATGGTACTAGTGAAGAATCTGTTCCAGCTTCTAATGTGATTGTATCTGTTGTAATATCTGAATCATCTAGAGTTCCTGCCTCTTGTAAGATACCACCACCAATCATACTGACAACACCAGTTGCAGCATTAATATCTGTGTCATTTGAATCAGAGGTAAATGATACTACATCTCCCACTTCATATAAACTACCACCATCATCTATTATAACATCACTTACTGACCCTGTTAGAATATCCTCTACAACGACCTCTGATACACCGCTTCCTAGACTTTCGATACTTAGAGTATCAGATACACTATTTAATATTCCGTCATTCGTAACGGCCGATGTAGTGATTTGAGATGATACTGTGAATGTTACATCTACATCTCTTGTAGATGATGTTGCTGTAATTGTTTCACCATCTGTAAATGTACCTACTATATTTTGTAATTCAAATTCTGTAACTGCAAAGTTTCCTTGTGTAAAGGTAGATGAAGATACAACAACAGCTGTTGCACCAGATGTTCCACCTGTAATAATTTGATTGATTACTTCTGAACCGTCTATGTTAGCTGCGGCAGAAACTCTGAGTGTAACTTTTTGACCCCAATTACCATCTGAGGCTCTCATCATTCTTTCTGTTGGATATACTATCTCTGGTGTTTCACCTAAGAAAGCTTTGAAGAATAATTCGTGACCTTTTGATGTTCCTTTGGCAGCATATAAGTCTTTGATATTTTTTAATAAATTTCTCTTAGAAACACCTGTTGCCAAAGTTTCTGGAATTGCGTTCATAAACTGGTCACGCATCTGGTCTAAGAAATCATAGATAGTGTTATCTACATTGGCATACTCTAAAAGTTGTTGAATGTTTTGTACAGGGTTTGCACGATACTCTGACATAACACCAGTCGCACCAGATGTTCCACCTGTAAAAGTTTCACCTGTAATAAATTTTTGTTGAGAAGATATATAAAGATATTTGTTTCGACCATCTTCTACTAATACTGTTGCAGTTGCTTTAGATGTTGCACCTGTAATGGTTTCACCATTTACAAATAATCCTGTAGAACCTGTTCCTGTTTCAGTAACAATACGATTACCAGTTTCATCTAAAATAAATTCTAATGTATTAGTTTGTTGTCTTAAATAATCTAACTCACCTGTGTAAGTAATTCTACCTGCCTCAAGATATTGGTAATAGTGTTTAAGAAATTTAACAAACTTAGGATGTTCTGATTGTACAAAATCAGGTACCTGCCCCTCAATAAGTGGGGAAAGCTTTGTTACTAGTTTTGAATTATTTTTTGCCATTCATCTAATACGCCGAACTGGTTGGTGTAGATGAAGGTGTTGTAACAGTTGTAGTTTGAGTTGTTCCTGTTGAGGTAACAGTATATCCTACACCTGTAGTTGCTTGTGCATCAACAGTTCCACCTGTTGTAGTGTTAACTAAATCTATTTCTAATATTTGATTCCTCACTGGTATCACATCATTAGATTTTGGAATTGCTGTTATACGAATTTGTGTTGATGCTGCACCATCCACATTCGATACTGCAGAAATTAATAATGCCGTTGTACTAATTGTACCATTAGTATAATCTACTGTTCCTGCTGTTGAGTTTAGATATGTTCTAACTGCGCCAGTAGATAAAGAATAAATTCTTAAATTACCAGAACCATCATCATCAAAAAAGTATTCTGTTTCTGTACTGTTATCTAGATAAAATCCTGTAGATGCAATCACTCCACCTGATGCTATGTTATAACCTGTGTAAGGATTATAAAATGCATTATTAAAATTAATATTGTATGATGAAGCTGTAGAAACTGGTGTAAAGAATTTACCCATAGTAACTGTGGTTGTATTATTTAATATAGATGAATCTGTATCATCAATTAATCCTGTGAGTTTAGAATGTCTAAACGAAGTATTAAATTCTTGTAAGTCACTTGAATTATAGTTAGAAATAGTTGTAGATATCAAACTTGCTAACTCATCCTTAGTGGATGTTGTTGCTGTTGAATCATAATTAAATGTAATATTTAAAATTAAGAAAGTTGTTTCTGGGTCCACAATCACTGGTGTAATTGAAGCAACTTTGAATGGAGCAAAGGCTGCAACCAAGTTACTTTTTTGTACAGTTGTTAAATTTTCACCTGTAGTAGATTTGATTGAAATAAACACTTTACCATATTCTGGGTTAGATGATACACCTGTACTTGTATCGTAACTACCATCTTCTCCACCCCATACAGAAACTGCTTGAGTATTTGTAAATAATTTTTTAGTATATGTTTTGTAATCATCTACTGTTACACATCTACCTTGAGCTGCATAATCTAATGGAGCATTAAGTTTTATTGATTGTAAAGTTTCTGCATCTGCTCCACCTACTGCATTTGCAACTGTAGTAACTGTAATTGAAGTAACACTATCAATACTTGAAGGTGCACTAAAAGATGATGCTCCATTTGTTTCAGATTTATTTGTAATTACATATTGTAATGTAACAATATTACCATCTGATAAAGCTTTACTAACTGTACCATCACCAAAGTAAACTTCAAATAAACCACTATCAGTTTCTTGTAAATAATAAACTGTACTATCAGAAGTAAGTTGTGTTATGTCTGTTGCTTTAGTATAAGTTGTAGTTGTTGTATCAGATGCTGATGTTTGTACCTTAACTGTTAAAGTAGAGGTATCACTATTAGCATCTCTTAATAAAAACTTTTGGTCAACATCAGAAGTATCTACTGTATATTTTGTTGTAATATAACTACCTTCATAAATTTTTATACTATCAAAAGGAACAGAGCTACCTGTGTTACTTGCAGTTACATCAGCAATAGTAACAAACTGATAATCAGTTCCGTCAACACTTGTAGTAAATGCAGTTCCTGCTGGCATTGTTTTAGTACTTGCAGTTGTAGATAAACTTATGTTAACTGTTGCATAAGGTGCTCTTGCTGATGATACTTCATAACCTAGTGTCTTTGCATGAGATACTATACTTGAACGAAGTGATGCACTATCTAAGAACATTTCATTTGCCAACATGTTAGCATTAAATCCTAAGTAGTGAGTATTGTATGCAAGAGTATCTAACAGAATATTAATACCAGAACCTTCAAAGTCATAGTCCTTAAATTCTGTTTGTGCTTTTAAAAATGTTTTTAGATTTGATTTTATTGCATCAAAATCTAATTCGGTTACTCTTAGTCTTTTATCGTTTGTTGCCATTATCTTAATCTCTCTAATAATACTGATAGGTCTACTAGTTCTGTGGGTGCGTTAACTACATAAAATTCTATTGATACATTGTAAATGTTTCTATCCATATCTGGTATTGCTCTAACTGACACTAATCTTACTCTTGGTTCAAAGTTATTAATAACATCTTCTATCTTTCTAGTTAAAACTACAGCAGTGATAGGTGTCATATTCTCAAATAACATATCTCTGATTCCACCAGATATCTCTGGGTGAAATGGTTTTTCAAAAGCATTTAGATTAATTAAATTTCTTAATGACCTCTTAACTGCTTGAATATCAGTTATTTTATTGACATCTTTACCTACATTTCTTTGACCAAAAAATAAATCTAAATCAGAATATTGTTTAACATTCCTTGATATATTATTCTGAGCTTGAGCATCTTTATATGCGGACATTATTAATCTCTAGTTATTTAATTATTATTTATAATAGATATCTTAGGTAAGTGTTAATTTACTCTCAGTTTCTAGTTTTTCTTTTTCTTTCTGTATTGCATCTAAAGCATCTTGGGCTTGTTGTTTCAATACTGCACCATCTATTTCTATCTTGAAGTCTGGCATAGATTCTAATTTTTCTTTGATTGCTTCAATAGATGGTATACTAATATTAGATGGTAATTCTATTGGAATACTTTCTCCATCTGCTAATTGTAAGTTTGGAATTAAGTCACCAACATCACCTCCTGCCTGTATTTCTGTAGCAAGAGAATCAATATCTAATCCTTTATCTTTCATTGCTGTTCCAAATTGTGATGTTATATTAGCAACTCGTGTTTGATATTGTTCTAAACCAGCTGGTGTTGAGATATCAATATCTGCTAGTCCAGCAAATTCTCCTTGCATATTTACATTAGGTACAGTAGGTAATTCTGGTATCATACTTGATAATGATGTTTGTAAATCAGCAACTTTAGATTCTACTGCTGCCTTCATAGTTGAAGCATCTGCTCCATGTTGAGCAACAAGTTGGTCTTTTAATGCTTTTGCATCAGTTGCAGTCTTATTAAATAACTCATTTGCTCCCTCTAAATTTGCTGTTGTAAAGTCTGCCATTACGCTGTTCTTCTCCACATATATGCTGTGATGTATGGTTGTACAATGGTGTGAGCATTACCTGAACCAACAGAACTAGAAGTTACAGAAGCACCATTACCCTCTCCAAAACTTCTTGTAAATTCTACATTTGCTGCACCACCTGTTCCTGTGCCTGAATCATTAGAACCTAATTGGTGTGTATGTGCTGGTAGTTCTGCTATTGTTAATGTGTGAGTTTTTGCACCACCTGTTTCTCGTACTGCATCAAAATCAGCATCAGTTGAATCAACACCTACTATAACTCTACCAGCTCCAAATGCTGTCCATGTTCCAAAACCTAATAGTGTGCCAGGGTTTGTTGCAACACCAGCATTGGTGTAAATAGAACCAACAGGATAAATTGTTTCCAATACATGTAATCGTAAACCTTTATCACCACCAGTTAGTTTTAAATTTAAATCATTTGAATCAGCTACTTCAAGATTTATCTTAGTAGAATCTGTTTCATCAATTTTTATATCTGCCATTGTTATCTCCTATGCATTCGGTGCCGATGTTATATTAGCTGCCAGACCTGCTGTATCAGTATGTGTATGAGTTGTAAGTTCAATAGTATTAGCAGTAACTTCTTGTGTAGTTGTAATTGTACTTCCACTACCAGAAAGATTTATAGTACTTGATGCACCTTCGAATGTCATTGTTCCTACTGCCTCTGATTTAATATCTAGATTCGTTGCAGCCTTAACAGTCATTGTTGTGCCAGAAGATATAGATGTACTTGCAACACTTGATACTGTCACATTATTTCCTGCTCCTACTAATACATCATTTAAAGAAACAAACGATGCACTATCTTTCGCAGTGATATCATAAGTACCACCAATACTTCTAGTTTCTTTACCACCGATAGTAATATCACAATCTTTTGCTGTACCTGTACCTGTTACTCCAATTGCACCTGACATAGCATTTGCAATATTAAATCCATGATTACCAATTATTTCTTCTTCTAAGTTTCCACCACCCGTTGCACCAATCTTAACTTGTTCGTTCTTGTGTATCTTTCTTGTGAAGTCACCACCGACTTCTAATATATAATCACCATCTATTCGTTCTCTCTTTGTACCACTACAAGTTAAATTAATATTTCCTTTAACAAATACATTGTTTGCTCCAGCAGTAAGTTCGTAATTATCTCCAAATACTTTTACAGTCTTTGTGCCATCTGCAACTATCTCCTCATAGGTACCTGACTTGTGTTGTCTGTATAATCTTTCTCCACCAGGTGTATCATCTATTTCTGATATGTGACCTGATTCAGATTCATGTACATGATTGTAAGGATATTCAGCTGAGGTATAAGGGGATGTATCTATCTTTAATCCTTTAGGGTCAGGTTCACTAAAGGTTGATAATGTTTCTGCTTTACTTGTAGTTGATACAGTTGATAGATTTGGTTTAGTAGCAGTAGGTATCTTTTCCCATTTGTTTGCTCTACGATTCTGTAAAGATAAATGAGTTTCAGATGTTTGACCTTGTGCAAGTCTTGATACATCTGATTCTTCTATTGTATGATTTGAATGTGTAATCGTACCAGGGTACTTTCCATTTGGGTCATTAAATCCTTTAGTCTTATCTGCAGCAGATGCAGGAACACCAGGCAACGAACCCATAATGACTGGTTGTTGTTTTTCCATTGCATCACGAAAGAATCCTACTACCCAAGTTCCCTCTGTTAAAAAACTAGGTGAGTTTCCTAGTCCTTGCATAGATGGGTCGGTGACAGGCATCATGACATGTGCCCATGGTAAATCTTTTGATGGGATATCTATTAAATCTTCTGTGTGGTAACCTAGACAACGGACTTGTACTCTACCAAGTTTTGCAGGGTCATTACGATTTTCTACAACACCAGTAAACCATACAAAGCCAT